TAATTTGATTTGTTCGTTTAGTTTCATATTGTTTTGTTTTATGTTTCAAATATATAAAATAAATTTAACCAAAAGCATATTTTCCATAGTTTTTTTTCAATTCATAAAAGCACCGCATCATTATTGCATCCGCGAAGTCGGGACTAATTCCGAATTTCTTTTGTAACGTTTCTTTGTTCGTTACGCGCAACTTTCCATCGCTATCGATTTTCTCCCTGCGTATCATTTCAAGTTCCTTCACGATGGTGTCTTTGTGCGTTGGTTCGAATGTGATTGCATTGGTAGTAATGAGTTCACCAAGTTTAAAATAACAATCCGCTTTGAGATTCATATAATTATCGCGCACCGCTTTTGATCCATTCAAAAATCCCTTGCATTTCAGGAAGTCAACCGCTCCACCACCAATTCCATCTTCATCGCAAAGGACATTTGATAAGCGCACACCATTCGATTGAGCGAGTTGGTTAATGGCATCCACCACTTCATTAATTGGCTTATGTTTTAGCACGATAAACTTGGAAGCGTGAAGTCCATTCCATAAAACGATAACCGTCCTATCGTCTCCCATTCGTGCAATATCCGCAGTAATAAACGCATCGTTATTCGCGTTGGTTTGTGGAGCTCGGAAGCATCGAAGTAAATCATCGTAATTGTATAAGCGGTCTTTTGTTTCATCGTAATCCCAATCGCCTTCGAGCAACCTTTTCCGGTCAACTTCGGGGAGCATCTGAAGTGATTCGAGATATACTGGCGAAACGTGTGGGTTATCAGTTGGAAGTGCCTGTATAAAATCGCGGTCTATTCGTATATTTCCGTTTCTTTTCGCATCAAAAAATTCCGTATATAACCAACCTTTGTGCGGATTGCAGGTCATTAATAACTTTGGTTTGTCGTTTATTAACTTATAACGTAATCGAGAGGAAAGGATGTCGATACATTTTTGACTTACCTCTCCAGCTTCATCAACAAATGCATCCGTTAATTCAATACTACCAAATCTTTGAAATTCGGGATCACTTGGAAGGTCAGCTAAATCCATTAGTATTATTTGGCTGCCATTGTAGAACTTAATCACGTGGTCTTGTCCGTTATATGTCCAATGTTTATCCGGGTTTAATCCGTACATGGAACACAATTCGAAGAACGTTGCCATTGTTGAAAGACGCAGTTTTTTTAGTTCAGACCTGCCGATTAAACCTCTGGTACCTGGATATTTCAACCTGCGTTTAATTTGCCAATCACAACCTAAAAACGACTTTCCACTTGATGCAGCTCCACCGTACAACAACTGCCTACAATCATTGTCGATGGATAGCTGTTCGAGTGCTTCAATTTGTTTCGCGTGATACTTCATTAATCTGAGTAAATAAGATATCCATTCGTATCAATTGCTTCAATAGGTTTTCATTATCACATTGTTTTTTAATGTGATATTTTTTACCGTATAATTCAAATCGGACGTTATATGTTTTCATTTAAAATAAAGTTGGATGTAATTTTTCAATTTTGCTTTTATCAAAACCAAATTCATGTAAATCTTTTTTTGATTGTTTTTCTTCTGATAGCCATTTATTTGCTTTTGTCCAAAATTCTTTTTTGATTTCAAAACCATATGATTTGCGATTCAATCGTTCCGCTGCAATTAATGTTGATCCACTTCCGCAACATGGATCAATAACTACATCACCTTCATCTGTGAATATTTCAATTAAATTTTTTAATAATTCAACTGGCTTTTGTGTTGGATGTATTTTCTCACTTTCATTATCTCGTGGCCAATCCATACAATTAAAAATCATTTTTCCATTATTCCTAAATTTTGGAAGGCGATCACGATAAAAAATTAAACCATATTCGCAGTTGCCAACCACTTTCATATTTGCTTTAAGTACCTGCGCACTGAAATTTTTGCGAAATACTAAATTGATGTAATTGTTTAATCCGTATCTCTTTGCTAATTCAATAAGATACATCTGTTGATCAAATGCGCAGAAAACAATCATGCAAGGTGAATCGCTTTTTTGTCTTCCTTCTCCTTCAATTTTTTGTTTTTTTGGTTCATTTTTCAACATAGTTGAACAAAAATGCATAAATTCAGCAGGTCGAAAATCTTTATCAGTATCAAAAAATTCCTTTCCTGCCAATTCACTTTCTCCATTTGAATTATCTCCATCCTTATACCAAGCTGGATTTGAAGCGTATGCGTTGTTTCCTAAATTATAAGGAATATCCGCAATGATTAATTGCGCCTTTGGTATTGCGTACGACTTGTAATTTTGAAAATGATCTCTGTAAATCATAACTTTTCAATTATTCGTTGTTGTAAAATTGTGCTATCCATAATATCCGCGTATAACTTACGCATCAATTCTTTCTGAACTGATTGATTAAACGACTTCTTTTGGTCGGGAGTTAAGCGTTGAATCTTAGTTTTCGATAAGTTCATTTCCTCGATGACTTGGTAACGCGCCCCGAATTTCATTTGCTTCCATTGGTCATCAGTCCAACAGTCGTCATTGATAGCTTCGATTTGATAAAATTTCGAAATGAAGTTAGGCGCGAGGATCATTACCGCTGTGCGTTGATTATTTTTCCAGCGTTCAATATCGGTAGTGAACATTGCTTTCCAATCGATTGGTTCGTGATATTCATCGATGGGCGTTTCCATTTTCGTTTTCTTTTTTTCAAGCGCGATGTTCATTTGATTGCGAACGCTTGTGTATTGTTTTAATACATCACTTTGAAATGCGATTGTTATCATTCCGAAATTCTCAACGCGTGTAAATTCCACACCTGCCGCATTCATTTCAAACGCGAGTGCATATTCGCCAATCGTCATGTACGGATGGTAATGGATCGCGTTACTAAATAGCATTTGCGTTTCTTCGCTTGATGGCAGTTGTTTAATTCCACTAATCACAATCGTTCGTGCAATTAATGATTTGAACATCTGCATCGTAATGTCGCAAAGTCGCGCCTGTTCCTTTGCTTCGAGATAAGCACGTTCATTCGGCGTTAATCCACTTTTGTAATTCAGTCCTTTGTATTCGACCAAGTTGCTCATTGTTTTGATTTTTGTTAGTTATAAATTCGTGTAATTTCCAAGCGCTGCGCATCGCGGCTTTCCAATCCTTCATCTTTTTTTTACCATAATACCAATTAGTGTTGGTGTAATGGCTGATAAAGATTTCAGCAAAGTTAAGCGCATCTTCGGTTTGTGAACCTGGCATCCTTTCAATGAAGTAATCCGCGACTTCTTCAATACTAGGCGGTTTGAAGTTTGTTTTCTTTTCTTTTTGTGTAAGGAGCGCGTCTATTAATTCGCGCAATTCGCGCACCTCTTTCAAGATTTGTGTTAGTTCGTTCATATTTCCACTTGTTTGTTGTTAGTAATTCGTCAAATGTATAGTTTTTTTGATTATTCAGCAAATGAATAATGTCAATTACCTTTTTTCTAAATCGAGAATCGGTATCAGACAACGAAGCAAATTGTTTAAGATAATGGATCATTGAAGCGTGATGGCGGTTAAGATGGCGTGATATTTTCATAAGCGACCACGTTGTGCCAATTCGCAGGAATGCAACGTAAATAATACGAGCATCGGTGAATTCACGCTTACGACTGCGCGAAAAAATTTCTTCAGGTGAAACGTGGCAAATTTCCGTTAATGCCTTCATTATTTGTTTGGTCAATTCATTTCCATCGTTACCACTTACTTTCTCCGAATCGTATTTTATCAATTCGTTTATACTGGCTACATCAGGGTGAATAATCAATTCGTGTAATAAATCAAACGCAGCAGGTGATTGAATCAGATTTGATTTCAATCGGTTGTAAACATCAATTAGTTCATTCATCGCCTTCGTGTTTTATTGTGATTTCACTTGAGTTAATTGCCATTTGAACGATTATCTTAATGTCGATGTTCAATTCATTGGATAGTTTTTGAATGTCGATTAATCGCATATAAAGGGGATAATTAACATATTTCCACGCCGTTGGATAACTCACCCCAATAACACGCCCAAAGTTGAGCGTGTTTTTGAAGTTCGTTTTTATGAGATTTTGGAAGTCTGTTTTCATTTTTCTAATCTTAGTTGAAAAGCATTTATTAATTCGATTGGAATTCAGAAAGGCAAATCATCGTTTGCATCCATTTTGCGATTGCTTCGTGCATTGTCTTGAGC